CGAGAAAGAAAATTCTCGTCAATCCACACGCGGTTTACCTTTTAGAGTACGTTCAGAAAGACAAGGCAGGGACGGACAATACCGATACAGGTTTTGTTATTGCTGCGGCTGGAACGGCCTCAACAACTTCCCCCAACCCTGGTACGGCTGACAGCTTGAATGGCGGTTGGATTTATTTTGTCGATGGAAGCAACGCTGGTTACCTCCATTACATTTTAGATTCCGCTGCGGCTACAAGCAACGGCATCGCTACTCTGCGAACCGCTGTGGCCAACGCTGTTGCCGTGACAGACAAGTGCCTCATTATTCAACCCGCCTTTGATTACTCGTTCGATCTTAATGCCACTTACACGGACATCAAGAGCGAGGCTATTTTGGCTACGAGAGACAACCGCTTCAAGGGAATTGACTTCTGGATGAAAGCCCCTGGCTTCCCCATGCAGAAACTTGACCCCACGAAGCATGACGGAATCAAAATCGACAAAGCGCGTTTCTTCCACGAATGCGCCATGAGTACCCCCTATTTCGGCGGGTCACACACACTTAGTTAAGGAGGAATGAACTATGCCTAGAGGAATTGCGATAAGCGAGAATTTTGGCGACCTCCTTGACGCGAGGTTTTCCAAAATCTACGAAGCTCGTTACAAAGAAAACATCAAAGAGTCTATGGTTCCATTTTTGTACGGAGTCCAGAAAATCTCCAAAGGTGCAGACTATCGCGTAAGCGGTATCGGCGCTCTGGCTGATGTGGCTGATTTCGACGGAAAGATCACCTACGACAGTCCATCTCAACTCTACGACAAAACCATCACCTTCCCCGAGAAGGCGTTGGGAATCAAGGTTGAGCGAAAGCTGTATGACGATGACCTTTACGGTATCATGGACAAACGCCCCGCTGGTCTTGCGACTTCGATTGCACGGACGAGAGAGAAATCCGGCGCGGCTCCCTTCAATAGTGCCTTTACCGACACGACCATTGGCGCGGATGGAGTTGCGATTTGTTCATCTTCGCACCCCTATTCACCGGATGACGCCACCACACAGGACAATGCCGGAACGTCGGCTTTATCTCCTACGTCGGTAGAAGCGACCCGCAGACTGGCCCACACTTCCATCTTCAACGACCGTGGAGAATTGGCAATGGTCAATTACGACACAATTCTTTGCACCGTCGCCAATGAAGAAGTGGCATGGGAAATCATCAACTCTACCGGAAAGGTTGACACCGCAGAAAACAACAGAAACTTCCATCAGGGCAAATACAAGCTGGTTATTTGGGATCGACTTACAGACTCAAACAACTGGTTCATGCTCGATTCAAGCCTGATGAAAGAGTGCTTTATCTGGTGTGACCGCATTAAGCCGGAATTTAACTATGACCGTGACTTCGACACGTTAGTAGCTAAATGGTCCGTCTATATGCGCTACGGCGTTGGTTGCTCCGATTGGAGATCAATCTACGGGCATCTCGTCAGTTAATTTAACAAGGGGCGGGGTGTAACCCGTAAAAGCACCCCGCTTCTTTCTTCGGGTAATTAGGAGTGCAATTCATCCTACGCATCTCATGACGGGGTAATGACAGGGAGATGTGCCTAGAATAAGGAGAAACAAAATGACAATGACTTCATTTCCTCACGGGATAACGAGCATGGGCATACCCCTTCCGAGCGCGGGGAGGGACATTAGCGGGTCAACATATTTTGTAGATAACAATTCGGGTTCAGATTCTAACGACGGTAGCACATGGGAACGTGCTTTTAAGACGTTTGCAAAAGCAGTTACGATCAGCAATTTAGACATTGCCCGTGGATCAGACAGATGGGCAAGGCGTAACACCATTTACTATTGTGCTGATACCGAAAAGGCCACAATAGTAGCCTTTCCGAATAAGTGTGACGTTGTGGGATGCGGCTCTTACGATGCCAACGGAAGGGCGGGAATTACAGGGCATCATGCCCCTGTAAACGCAGGCAACTATGGTACGCGGTTCTTTAATATGCACTTCAAAGCGACCGCTACGGCATCTCCCCTTGTCACGCTTGCGAGTACATCCAGTGGAATTGAGTTCTACAACTGCGTGTTTGACGGTATTACCTCAACTGCGGCTCCATTTCTCAGAGTCCAGAACTGCGAATTTTGGGGTGCGTTTGCAACGGCAGCCATCTCTATCGGTACTGGTGCAAACATCCGCATGGAGATTTTGGGAAACCGTATTACACAGGCGGCAATCGGTATCACGGTTAATGCAAGCGCGACGTTTGCCTACGATGCGATCATTGATGGCAATATCATTCACGCTGCTGGAATTACCATTGATGACAACTCTGACAAATGTATCGTTACGAACAACGGGCTTATAAGCGATGCCTCTGTTACAACGGTTGCGACTTGCGCTGAAGCATCGGACATTAACGCGGCTTTGGCGTGTGGCAATTACCTTACGGCGGCTAACGTGGCTAACATTCTGTGGCCGACAGTCGATACAACAACCTAATGAAGTCTGTTTGTATTATCGGAAAAGGGGCGGGGTGGAGCTTGGCCCCGCCTATCTTCGAAGCTGAATGTTGGGGGATAACGCAGTTAAACCTTAGACGCCCCGTTAGTAGAGTAATTGACATGAACGATTACTCTTTGTGGGGAGATCAAGAAGCGGCTGAGGCGAAGGAGTCAAGAAGGTTAGCTCAAGACAACGGTATTCCCTATATAGATTTAGACGAATACCCCCTAGAGAGAATCATAGACGCCTTCAGGACGGATTATTTTAACAGCACAGTAGATTACGCCATAGCCCTAGCGATTTATGAGGACTATGAAAAAATAGACTTCTACGGGGTAAACATGGCGAATCTGACGGAGTATGCCTACCAGAAACCAGGCGTAGAGTTCTGGATAGGGATAGCAAAAGGCAGAGGCATTGAGGTTAATGTTCACGGCTCAATGTCAAGCATCTTAAAGACAAGAGATGGCCTTTTGTACGGATACGGAATAAAACAGAAAGGGAACCTATGGCTATCAGATTAATGAGTAACTTTACAGGTCGCCCCGACCCGATACTTCAGTACACTTATATCTGCCCTCATTGCCGGTACACTTGCAGACCCATGAGGACGGTGAACGAGACAGAAATGATTTGTCCGGTATGTGGGCGGCACCTGAGAAGGTGGGACATCCACGATTCTTTAACGAAACGGCCCAAGCATTTCTTTGTCTCAAAAGTAATGAAAGTACCGCTTATTGGAGGTAGATAATGGCGACTTCTAAAAAGAAAACCAAAGAATCGACACCGATACTTTTAACCGAAACGCAGATCAGGGAAACACAGTCTGAAATCAGAGAACTTGAAGGGATGCTCAAACAGGATGAGCAAAGAGGGGATAAAAGGAAGATCAGCAACCCCGATGAAATCAGGGCAGAGATACTAAAGAAAACTCAATATTTAGAAAGACTCTCGCCTAGAAAACTTGTTGGCAACGCGGCGAATCAAGCCTACAAAGAGGCTAAAGAAATTGAGAAGATGCTGAAAGAAGCAATGCCGACGACCAACGAGTTCTATCGGAAGTACCCCAAAAACTCTGACTCACACTTAAAGCATCAGAAGTTTGAGGAAGCGGTGAGAAAACAAATGGCGTTTCAGGCCAACCCGAAACTTAAAGAAGCGGCCATGAAGTATAAATACTTGATGAGCCGGTTATCTGGTGGCGATCCTCAAGAGAGAAACTTAGAGAGATTGAGAAGGGCTAGATAATGTCCACAACCAGCATAAAAACCAACGTGATTTACGGCCTCGGTGAAGGAGCCTTGGTAGCTGATACAACCATGCTCTCTTATGCTTTGAGATGGGCCAATGCCAGCTATCGTGAAATCTTCGCCCGATACAGGTTCAAGCATCTAAGGACCAGAAGCCTTTTTACCATGACTCACGGGCAGGGAACTTATCAGACCCCGACAGATTTTATGGGATTCCTGATAATGAAGGATGAGACCAATAACACGGTCTTAGACCAGAAGACGCCTGAAGAGTTCCATCGCCTGATTTCGACCAATTCCATAACCGATGAAGAATTCACCACCGATTCAACAACCCTCGCCACGGCGGTTGATTTGGACAACAGCGCCATAGTCCCTTATTCCGAAGTGGTCACAAACGAAGCAGGAACCACGACATACACCAGAACCACGGATTACAATGTGTCTTATTCGGCGGGAACCATAACCCCTGTAGCGACGGGAACGATGGCGACCGGAACGGATTACCTCATTGACTATCTGTATTACTCGGAAGGGAAACCGGATAAATTCTGCATTGAATACGACGCCACGAATACAAGATATGTATTTCGCGTCGATCCCATCCCCGACGCCTCAACGTATGTATGCAGCCTTCTCTATCCGGCCATCCCTTCCGATCTCTCAAGCTCGGTGGAGCCGATCTGGACAAGATTAGAGTTCGCCATCGAAAGAGGGGGGATATATTACGGCTCCCTGGAAATATTCGATGACCAGCAAAGAAGGGCAGAGTTTAAGCAGAACTACGAAACGGCAATGCAAGCCTTGATCCAGTTAGATCAGGAGCTAGAGCCTAAATTATACACCATTCCGCTGCGATTGAAGAAATCCGACCATAAAGGGTAGCTATGCCGATCAAACAATACGGGCTTGGAATATACGGTGTTGACTATGCCGCGCCCCCGATCAACCTTCAAGCGGGGATGCTGGCCGACGCCCAAAATTGTATAGTAAACGATTCGGGTTACGTGACAGGAAGGGGCGGGTTGACGTACCTCAATACGACCCCGCTCGCGTCCCGCGTAACCTCCCTACATGAGTTTAGAAGCGGTTCGACCAGATACACTCTAGGGTCTTACGGAGAGGCGATTGTCTGCTATAACCCTGCTACGGGTGTGTTTGACGATGAGATAACGG